TTGCAGCAGAACGATAACCTGTGTTGGTCGCAGCAGAACAATCACCTGTGTTGGTCGCAGCAGAACAATCACCTGTGTTGGTTGACTTTTTGTTATCCCAATCTACTTTATCCAATATGAATTTGACACCCGCCTTAATCAAACCGGCCAGCCCTATTTCCGCATTTATCTTCAGTCTGGATGTAGACACTTTGCTGTCGTCAATATTTTTGTCTTCTGTGCCAGTACTTTCCACAGAACAATAACGGCTGTCGGACGGGGGATAATACTCAAATACATCCATCGGATTTTCGCAAAAATGAAAGCCTTTTTTGCATAACTTAACGTCACCCGTATGCTCGTATTCTTGACCGATCTCATACTGGAATCCTCTGCACCGTAACTGAGAATCGAAACCTTTGTATCCTTTTGTCATAACATGTTATTTTTATCGTTCCATACTACCGTCGCGTCGAAGTCGCTGTCGATCGGTTCATCCTCTTCGTCAAGGCATTCGTACCAGTCGATATGAATGGAGTATTCCGGCCACGATTCCCTCGGGGTGAAGTAACCGTCGCCCAAAGAATCGAACCAACGCTGCTCGATCACACCCGACAGGTTCATGAAGTAATTATCCCCTTCGAAAACCGTCGTGAAATACTTCCTGCCGCTTTTCTCGTATTCTTCTATGATCTGATCCCGCATCTTCGCGTAATCATCGTCCGGGATGCTGATATGCGTCTGCATCATGCCCTCCAATAACATGGAGGGGGTCAGAGCTGGGGACTGGTTATTCATATCAAAACAATGTTTGTTTCCTTATTTTTTCCTTGAATTTTTCCTGAACGAAAAGACGTTCGGTCACTTTGCTATTAGTCGATGGACTAAAAGTGCATCGACTTACTGTCTCCGAAACTACTGAAAAGCCATCGGGCATAATATATTCACTCACAAAGACAGGGAAATCACGACTAAGCAGCCACTGATAAAAATCTTCATGATCGAAGTCATTCAGATAACCACTCGTATTTTTATAGGGAGGATCGCAATAAACGGTGGAGCCATGTGGTATTTCAACCGACCGATAATCATTTTGGGATACTTCCAGTCTTTCCAGGCTTTGCAGGCTTTGAAGACTTTGTGCAAATGCTTCTTGAAGCGCTCAACCTCGGGAGAATACATATATGCGGATTGGTCGTTTCCGAAAGACCAACATATCCGGACATAGGGGTCGGTGTCTTTTAACCGGAAAAAATCTTCCCGACCGATCCACCGGTCTTCGTTTTTATATTTTCCGTTCACCGCATCCAGAAACAACCGGGGGGCGTCCGTTATATCATTCGCTATATACTTCGACCATCGGTTATGTTTCATCGCACAATGGGTTATGGCACAACCTCCCGCGAACAGATCGACAAAAACATTCGATGAGGGCAGGTGGCTGACAACCCAATCGGCTATTTTACTTTTCGATCCCATATAGGGAAGTCCGTAATTCTCGAGACCCATAACAATATCATCTGAACAATATTGACAATCCCCATAATCCCCACACCAGGGCGAACATGAACAACACCCCGATCACTCCGCCTCCAAGTATCGACAGCAACTCGACAAGATCAAGATTCGAATGATAGGAGTCGGTCCGACGGTCCAGCCGTGACAGGTGGCGAGCGTACCGCCTTTTTTCCCGAGGGGTCATCGAGGTGATATCTATGATTTCAAGACGTTTCATACCATAACCCTCCAAAATCTTTTGATCTCGCGGCCCGAATAGAACCGGCGTCGGGATTGTGAACCCAGTCTCCGGTATCCGCATCGGATCAGGCCCTCGTCCGTATATTTGCGCAGCGTCTCCCGGCTCATCTCCAGTATCCGCGCCGCCTGGCTCGAATTCAGCCGCGCACTGTCTGCAATGGTTGGTTCTGATACTGTCATAATATTCTGATTTTAACTGATTAGATTTCCGGTCTGAAAGCAACCTCCATTTCGTTTTCCCTTGCCCTTGTCCCCTTCCGCCACACATCACCGTGATGACCGATAGTCGTAAGGAACAGGACCAACAAAGCAGCTGCCCCGCATCGCCGGATGAACTCGGGGAGTTCGATATTGTTTGTCGTACAAATCCGCCATACGGCAAGGGCTGACAGATTGTGCGGGATTCGAAGCCGGTCATAGATTACCGACAGCATATTGAACACCGTCTGCGGCGCTTTACCCAGATAGTCGGCCACCTCCTTGATCGTCCTTCCGGTAGCTACCGCATCGACGATCTCAATCTGCTTTATCGTCAAGTTTGAGTTCATTTTCGATGACGTCTCTTACAAACATATCACTCACACCTATTTTGGATGCGACTCTCTTATAGGTAGTCCAGGGTCGGTCTTTCGGATAAAGAACCTTAAATTTCCTGTATTCTTCAACGGCTTCCTGCCGCTTCATCGAATAGAATACTTGTCTTTGCGTTCCGTAGATTTCCATATCTTTAATATATTTGATCCATTTAGTGCCCCGCCGGGAGTCGAACCCGAAACAGCAATCCATCCGCACGGGGCATAATAGTGATTTTGCACGGCCTTTTCAGTTCGCTCATATCGTCGCGTCCCTACGTTCAGGTGATCGTTCTTTCGCGCATTTCGGCTATTCGCTTACTCGCGGAGGTGTCTTCTCGCTGACCTCACAGAGGGTATATACGTTACCAGCGTCGGCCTGAATGGTAAAGGCTCAGGCTGCCCGATATGTTTTTAACTTCAAAAACTAATCTCCGAAATACTGGCCTTGCACGGCATTCCGATAGTAAGCAGCGCAACCCGCCTCAAACGCAGCACTCAGAACCGGGCGGTAAGCGGTTTTTGCACTCTCTTTCTGCGCCTCTCTAACCCGGCATGCCGCGTTGGCTTTCTCAACCTCCCACGCCCGACGCAGAGCCGCCGAAAAGCTGTATGAATACGGATTCCGACCCCGGAAAATCTTCCAGGCTCGTTTCATCACTTCGCTTTTGTTAATTCTCGTTTTCATGGCGGTAGGGTTTTACTATTTGCTTTTCTGCCTATTTCGTTTATCTTTGTTCGGTGAACAAGCAGATGTTTGTTTGTTCACAGTGCAAATATATGTAATCTGCTAATATATTCCAAATATTTTGCCAAGTATTTTCACGTTACAACAACAATTTTGCATCCAAAATACACCCAACAAGCACGCCCGCTGGAGCAATAAGGCATCGAATTCGAAGGGTTTAAATCTCGCATGTTGCAGTTAATTGCTAATAAAAAACCGGAGGGGCTTCACAGCTGCTCCGGTTAATGACATATATTATGGACGAAATTACAGTTCAAACATACCTCTATTTTCCCGAAAATCCAAATTTTCACAGCCTGCAAATTTCATGCAATAGCAAAATAATATTTTATAAATAACTGATTATAATGTATTTGAATTTCATTACGAATACCTGTTGAACATACTTGACCGTTACCAGGACTACCGCAACTACCAGCACCGGCTGAACAAGAACCTTTCCGAAATCGGACCGGTCGAGATCGTCAAAGACAAAGCCGGCAAACTCAGGAAGAAGCAGAAAACGGCCCTCTTCCCGGGTCTGTCCACCTACTGGGCCCGGCACACATGGGCAACGATAGCTGCCGAACTGGAGATTCCCAAAGAGACCATTGCCGCCACCCTCGGGCACGGAGGAAACGAGGTAACCGACATATACATCCGTTTCGACCAGAAGAAGATCGACCGTGCCATCAGATGGGTGATCGACGCGGTGAACGGAATGTAAATTTCCGACAAATTCCTGCACAACCCTATTGCTTGTATCGGAAATAGCGTTTACATTTGCAGTAGTTCTGTGATGATACAGAACACTTGAACGGAACGGAATGACGGGGTTATTGCAGTCGTGGTTAAAGCTAAAGGCTTATGCTCACTTTGCTCATGTGAATGTGCAGGGTGGGCATTTTTTTACGCTGCACGAACAACTGCACGACTTGTATTCACATGCTGACGAGCACGCCGACGAAGTGGCCGAACGATTCCGGCAACTCAATCCCGACACTGTTGTACAGATGTCGGCTCCGGAAGAAATCTATCCGGCCATGAGTGATCGTGAACTTATTATGGAAGCTATTTCCCAACTGTCAGCCATCCGTCAACAGCAGAACGTCATTTGGGCAAACACACAGGCAACCGGTGATTATGTCACCAATGACCTGATGGTTCAGTTATCCAAATACGTGGATTTCGTATTGTGGCAATTCAACGAATTTCTCAGATAATGGCTGCACCGAAAGGAAATACCTATTGGCAACTCGTAGCCAACTGGAAAAAGGGGAAGGATCCTCGTTATTCCCCGGATGAGCTCTGGGGAAAAGCTGTCGAATATTTTGAATGGGCAGAAAGTAATCCTCTTATCTCCCAAGCAGCTTCCGCCGGAAAAGTTGTCGAAATAGAAAAACGCAGACCATTCACTATTGAATCGTTTTGCCTGTTCGCCCAAATGGGGTCGACGACATATCAATCTTACAGAAAAAAAGAAGCGTATGCGGGGATCGTTTCGCGCATAGATACAATAATCAGGGCAAACAAGTTCGAGGGTGCAATGGTTGGTGATTTCAACAACAACATCGTTGCCCGTGATTTAGGATTGATCGACAAACAAGAAGTAACAGACAGTACCATAGCTGCCATTATGTTCGGTGAAGACGACGCAGGTCTATGATATTAATATAAAACTGACGGATAAGCAGCGGGCAATCCAACTTGCGATTTTCGTCAGCGCCGCGATAAAGTTCATTTGTCTTTATGGCGGAAGCCGAAGCGGAAAAACGTTCTACGCTTTTCTCGTAGCGGTAAAAAGGGCGATAAAGTACCCTGGCAGCTACGGGTTGGTCTTTAGAAAGACATTGAGTTCTTTGAAAATAGGCATGTTGAACCAAACGATGCCGGCACTATGGAAAGAGTTCGCCAAATTGAACGGCGGTATTCACCCCTATGATGCGGATATATGCGGTACTCCGTTCGTGACATTCAATAAATCCGAGAATATTCTGACGTTCTTCAATGGATCGAAGATATTCTTTTACGGAGCGAGTGCCACGGCTGGAGACGAGGATTCGATGACGAAAATCCTATCCTCCGAATACTTCACTATCCTGGTGGAGGAGGGAAACGAGAACGAATACAAGGTGATCGAGAAGCTCTTCACCCGAATGACGCAGGTCGTTTATGATTCGAAAGGGAATAAAGGGACGCCGAAGTTTATCACAACGCTCAACCCGACCACCTTCGAATCGTGGGATTACCTCCTTTTTACGGAAAAGAAGAACCCGTCATCGAAAGAGCCGCTGAAAAATGCAGATCAGTATGTTACGGCTCACTTCACACCGCTGGACAACACAGAGCATCTGTCGGAAGACTACATTTCCATCCTGAACAACCTGTCACCACGGGACAGAATGCGATTCCTGGAGGGTGAATACGGCGCCAACTTCGAAGGAGAGATTTTCAAGAATCTCAACTGGATGGAGATCATGGACTGGTCGGTATTCGAGCGGATCGTCATTTACGTCGATCCGTCCTACAAATCCGGCCCCAAGAACGACTACAAATCCGTAGCGACAGTAGGCATTTGCCAGGGGACGTTTTATGTGCTCGACATCAACGCAGCCCAATGCACGACTTACGTAATGATGGAACTGATTCATCAGGCGCAGAGTTACGCCGAAGATAATCTGCGAACACTTTCGGGCAGAAGGGCAATAGTCGAGACCTGGATCGAGAATCAAGGAATCGCCGACGATTTCACTAAAGCACACGATGAGTATTGCGCCCAGAACGGATGCGCGATTCCCTACAAACTCGACAATACGAACAAAGGGGATAAGTTCATGCGAATAGAATCGTTGCTCGTTCCGCTGAATGAAAATTACAAACTGATCTTCTCGAACTACATCAAGACCAAGCAAATTGCCTCGCAGGTCGATGTCCAGTTCCTGAATTTCGCCAAAAACATGCCGAAAACACTTCATGACGATATTCCGGACAGCGTGCACGGAGCGGTCATGAAATTGAGCAACAAAGCGCACGTGACGAATATTGAAGACATAGGGATCGTAAGATCGAGATGGAGATAAAACCTGTGTGAAGATGCACAGTACAATATGAGAGAGAACGTTGACATAAAGGTATTGGACCTCGGTTATCTGACCGGGATCGACCTCATGCAATATCTGGCCGAATCCTACCTGGATGCCGTATATGACAAGGGGAGCGACAATCTCATGCGAGCCGTCCACATGGCACAGAGTATTGTTCAGAACTATCTGGCCTCCCTTTATGACCTTCGATCCGAATACGAGAAAAGAGGATGGGATCGGAACGGTGTCGTGCTCCGACTGGTCATTTTTGCCGCCTGCTGGGAAATAGCCAGCGGAGACGAGGCCATCAAAAAATCGTTGGTGGACGCTTATCGGGATTTCCGAATCACCATCGACGAACTTCAAAATAAAAAACAGTCCTTGCTGGATGTTCCCTCGGTAGATTCATCCATTCTGTCCTCCCCGGAGGTTGTATCCACCAAATGCCAATATCTGTACTGATGGCAAGAAAAAGATATACAAGTCCGAGGCAGAGCGCCGTCAATCCCATCAAACCGGTAGGATTCGACGGATTCGTGGTCCAGACCTATCCAATGACACGCTACCTCGATTATACCGAGGCAGACTGGCGCACTGCATCCGATCGTCTCATTAATACCGGAATGGGACAGGATTGGGACACCATGGTAACATGGATGCTGTCTTCTTCCACTCTCATCCAAACCCTGATTGACCGACGGCTGAATCCAGTTCGGGCTGTCAAGTTCACGGTAGTGGACGAGTATGGAGATGTAAACGAAGAATGGACCGAAGCTATCAACAAAGAGTGGTTCAAGCAGTTCGTTGACGCGGCGATGATGGCCGTATTTCAAGGGTATTCCGCCGGTGTATTCTCTCCGGAGAAAAACAAACTGGAAAGGTATCCCATTGCGTTGATCGACCCGTTCAACAAAGCGTTGAAGCACACTCCGTACGACACAAACGGCCATGAGCGGTTCGAGGACTATTCGAATCTGTTTTATGTAGAGTATTCCTCCCAGCATCAGACTATGCTGGGACTTTTCCAGCCTATTTCAAAAGAGTATATCGGCATTGCCATCACCCTGCGCAACTGGCTGGCATCCGGGACAAGACACGCATTTCCCGTTACCCAGGTCGGATATAATGGAGATGCGACGATCCTTCAGACCATAACCAATCCGGACGGAACGCAAGAACAGGTTCAAACGAATCAGAACAAAGAGGTAGCGCAATACATTTCCAGAAATATTGATCCGACAGTTGCCATAACCACCCCCTTCCATTTAGGAAACGACAACAAGCCTGTGTACGATGTAGAAGTCAAGCAGACGGAGCACACATCCACAGACAAAGCCTATGAAACATACTCGTCCTACATAGACAAGGCTGAAAGGCGGATTATCAACCTCGTACTGGGGGCAACGCTAACCATGACCGAAGGCAACAGCCGGGCATTGGGGGAGGTACACGAACGCATCACGTCCCAATACACGGAAAAGGATATTCAATGGATAATCGGCATTCTGAACAATGTTTTGAAGCCAAAAATCAACCTGCCCGAAGGGTTGTCCTTTTCCTATGACAACACACAGTCCCTGACCGTGGATGATGCGAAGAAAATTTCAGATGTAGTCAACCAGAACGGCCGCCAGCTTTCGCAGGATTTCTTCACGCAGATCGGCATTCCTGAAAATCTGATCGAGGAAAAATCCATGGGCGGAATTCCCACCCCACCGGTCAGAGTGGAAGAGGTGAAGACCGAGGAGAAGAACTTCGTCCGGAGAGTGTTCGAGTTCATGACCAAACGGGAAAAGGGAAAAGAGGACAACACCGGCATTATTTGCCTGAAAGCACCCACTCTGAAGGATGAAGTGGCGGACGAGGATGTCAATCTTCCCGGAGGAAACAAGGCTTTCATTGCGGATGATATCATCCGTAAACTATACGATACGGAAAAACCGCTGCCGGTATTCGTAAACATTCCGCAATACCGATATTACGCCAATACATTCAAGGCCCCATTACTGGGACAGAATCCCCTCCAAAACCTGGCAGCACCGACACCCATTCCGGACGACAGGCTGATCCGTTTCATGGGCAACATCTTCCAGTTCTCCGCAGCCAAAGACGTAGCGGAAAGTGCGGCGGTCAACGAACTGCTCCAGCAAAAGCTGTTCAAGAACGGCAAAAAGGTATCGTTTGCCCAGTTCAAAAAAGAGGTGAACAAAGTGGCCGGTACATTCCGTGAGGACTGGCTGAAAACGGAATACCGAACCGCCTCCATGGCTTCGATCATGAATAAACAGTGGCTGCGTATCGAAGCCGATAAGGATGCAATGCCATATTGGCAATATCTGACCCAGAACGACAGCCGAGTACGGCCGGATCACGCCTTGCTCAACGGAAAAATATTTCGTGTTGACGATCCATCCGCCCAACGGCTGTTCCCACCCAACGGATGGAACTGCCGATGCTATTACCGTCAGTTGAGCCAACGGGAATTCAACAAGTCGGGGGAAGTCATCCCGGCTCAGGAGGACATCAAGGCAATGACCGCATCGGATGTGGAGCAGGGATTCGCCTACAATCCCGGGATCAATGGAATCATGCCGAACAAGGACAGCAGCTATTTCCAGGTGCTCCCCAACGTGAACCGGCTCGATTACACGAAATACAAACTGGAGCCTGCCGGTAAAATGATGGACGGAGCCGTGCCCGTCTCCGTATCCGAAGGATTGCCCAAGGCGTTGCGGAAGCTCATGGATCGAGGAGCCATCCTCAAAAATAACCTTTCCGGAGGCCGATTCGTAATTCCCAAATCGTTGCTTTCCACCATGGACGTGACGATGGCTCTCGGAGCGAATCTCCTGATCGAAACCATATCGCAACCCGATGAAATGTGGGGGCATTGGGTCGATGAAATGAATCAATTGAGCATGGAAGGCATCATGCTTCGAATCGGAAGCAATGCTCTCTATGTGGTCGAATACAAAGACAACGAAATAACGAATGCCTACATCGCACGCAGCAGCGCACAGGTCGACATGATGCGATACGGGGCCTTGTTTATAAAGTGATGAAGACGCTCGCCAATTTAGTCGCAGATATGTCCAGACTTCGGAACAAAACCCGAAGAATGGTTTCCTCGGCTCCCAAAATCATAGGAGCCCGGGTATCTGCCGACATCCGGGAAAACTTCATGCGGCAAGGACTTATGACCGACAACGGGCTGCAAAGATGGGTGCCATCTGCCTCCGCAATCCGGGAGAAACGACGCACGCTGATCGACACTGGGGCGCTTATGGGCGGCATTCACTACGAGCCCACACAGAAAACCGTCCGGGTCGGAGTAGACACGAACGAGATTCCGTACGCACAAAAGCACGGCGAAGGAATCAACATAACGAAGCGGCCCTTTTTGTATATCCGAAAGGCCGTCATAAACGAAGTAAAAAAAGATTTGGACGCAATACTGAAAGGATGATCGGGACATTACTATACGCCATCGCACAGGAACTCGTAGCTCAGGGAGTGACGAATATGGTTCAGATCGAACGTAATTTCGAAAACTCCAATCCGCCGCAGAGCGTCCTGCCGACCGCAGTTGTGGGCATTGTCGGAGACGCTCCCGACTTGTTCATCGGAGGGATGAACAGACCCGAATACAACGTGGTGATTTCAGTATCTCTGCTGGATGTCAATGTAGACGTGGCCCACGCCTCAGAACGCATAGTAAACAATCAAGCCGAAGACTACGACATTCTCGACACCATCGAAGCGATATTCAACTCGCAACGATTCGTGACCGACAAAATGCAGGAGCTCGTATCGGTAAACAATCTGATAACAAGATCGAGAGGATACAATAAAGCACGCAGGCCCTTCCAGGAATCCTCGGAGAACGTCATCACCTACGACATCGTCATCCGGGCGATCCTCACATTGATTCCGGAAGCAAATACGAATATAGCAATCGAAAAAACAACCATAAGTTATGAGCAGACGCATAATACTATCATCGGGACGAAAGAACAGAAAAGGCTACCGGATTCCCATTGAGGTAATCCGCTTCGAGGACTATCTGTCCAATCCGGTATTGTTGGCCGAACACGACTACGAGGCCAACGTGGGACACCTGGAGGATTTGAGGATCGAGAACGGGAAGCTGTCCGGTACGCCCGTATTCTCTTCTGTGCCTCTGGGGCAGCAATATAAAACCCTCTACGAAGAAAAGGGAATCAACGCATGCAGTATCGGCGGATTCGTCCTGCTGAACGCTGACCGCAGCGAAGCCACCGATTTCGAATTGTGGGAAGTGTCCCTCGTGTCGGTACCGGCCGACCCGGGGGCGGTGGCAGAACTCAATTCCGAACCGGCGGCAATGAGCGAGAATACCCCGGAAACCCTTTCCGGCATCAGCTCCGAAATAATGAAGCAGCGCATCGACGCAGGATACGAGTATGTAACGCTCAACTGCATGGACGAGACAGAAGAATCCACACAATCCGTGGAAGATAACGGACACTCAAATATTTCAACAATGGAAGACAACATCAACAACGCGCCCGAGACCATGGGTGCAGAGACGGTGCAGAATGCACCCGAGACCAATTCGGCGCCCGAAAATGCGCCCAAACCCGAAGCAGCTCCCGAGACGCTGAATGCGCCCGAGCCCGAAAAGGAGCCTGTTAAAGAGCCTGTCAAATTGGGGCTCAACCCCCAGATGCCGCAGGCACAGCAGCCCTCTTCGAAAGTTAACGCCTCCCGCGCTTCCCTCTCGGCCCTTATCAAAGACAAGGGAATAGACGGAGCCATCGAAATGCTCCGCAACGGCCGGGACGACGAGAAGCTGCATGTGTACGAAGCGATTCGGAACACACCGACCGGCCGTGTATTCATGGATGCCCTGCACCTGAACATCAACCTCGGCGGGGCCGATTTCAGAGTGAAGAGCGAAGAGTACCTGCGCAACCGCGAATCCCTGGCCGCTCCCCTGCGAGAAGTAGCCAAACTGGGCATGAATGAAGCAAAACTGAATGCCTCGACGGACTTCATCGCTGATCCGGCCCTCGACCGCATTGCTTTCGCCTCGATGGTATTCTTGAAACTGTTCCCCACCAATCTGTGGGTGAACCGGATGCCGGTTCTTCCCGTCCAGATGGTCGGCGGCAATGTCGGAGTGGTATGGGCAAACATAGGATTCGACAGCAAGGTCACCACGTCGCCGGCTCAGACCAACACGTCGGTGACGGCAGCCGCAATCGTAGCGAAGACCGACACCCCCGTGTCGATGGCTATCTACGAGCATGCCCTGGAACCGATGCTCTTCCGTCGTTACAACCGCGACATCGTGGCATACGACCAGATGGGTCTGCAAATGGACGTGGCCTTCAACAACCTGTTCACCGCCATGTATGACTGGGACCTCTCCACCCTCGCCAGCAACATCGCCAAACAGACCGTATCCAAAGTGGTCGGCACGACGGGCGAGCTGTTCGCCCCAGGCAGTAACTGGGTGAAAGTTCCCAATAACGTAACCGAATACAACGGTCTCACGATGGCCGACATTCAGAAGATCGAAGCCGTATTCGGAGCGCAGGGCGTAAACATCCAGTACATGAACCCGGTCATCAATGTCGACCCGGCCCTGTTGTATTCCCTCACGCAGGACCCGAAGGTGCAGACCATCCTCACCCGTTTCGTGTCAGGCTCGCAGGGCGAAGACCTTCGTGTGAACTACTCCCGCGTATTCAGCCGTCAGTACCTCGGCGTGTACGACCCGGGCACCAGAGCTGTCGTAAACCCCGCCACCGGAACACCTACGGCCGCCATGGAGCAGTATGGCCTGGCTCTGATTCCCGAGTTCATCCTGCGCGGTCTGGCTTCGATGGAGGTGTATTCCAAGATCGAACCCACGCTCTACGGAGAGGTTTACTCGGCCCAGATCAAAACGGGTATCGCACCGGGTTATGAGGATGCAAAGGGTACCGCCCTTATCGTCCCCACCCCTAAAGGAACTGAATAATCATGCAGATCAACGAGAATGTAAGTAAGGACTTTTGGGCAAGGCTCAAAACTTACGCAGACAAACTCGCCAAGGCAGGGTACAAAGGTGTTCATCTGAACACCACCCTGCAAATGGTGATCGGAGAGGAGAAAATCGCGGCCCATCAACGGTTTTATCCCACGGAGCCATTGATCTTTGTCACTCCGGACAATTGTCCCACCAGCATCAAGGCCATCAAGGACATGTTTAGGGACCATCCCATCTATCCGGCCAAAACCGACGAGCAGAAAGCGGCCGACCTGGCGGCTATCCTCGACGAGGCGGAAACGGAAATCGCAAAACCCAAGAAAACCAAAACAGAGAACAAATGAAAACAGGTGTAAACATTCAGTTTACCAACACCCGTACCGGGGTCGCCTCGTCAGCTGACGGGGTGGCCCTACTGCTGGTGCACGCCGCGGCCGTAGCTTCCAAGTTCAGCACGAACAAACTGTACAAACTCACCCAGATGAGTGATCTGGAAGCTCTTGGGATCGACGCCGCCTACGATTCATCCAAAACCGTGTCGGTCTATCGGCAAATATCCGAATTCTATGCCGCAGCCGGAGACGGTGCAGTCCTCTACCTGATCGGCATCGAAAAGTCGACCAATATGAGCGCTTACGTGGCCGGCGACGAATTCCCTGAACTGTTGCAACAGACGGGAATCAGCGCAGACGGCAATCCCTCGCCGGATGACCGTACCCGAATGGTCGGCGTAGTGTTCTATCCGCAGGAAGAGGCGCCCTCGACCGGATCATACTATGAAGATGTACTGCCCACGGCAACCGCACTCAACACCACACTGGAAAACCTGTGGAATGAAGGTTTCAGGGCATTCGCCGTTCTTGACGGAAACAACCTCAAAGGGGTAGCGGATGCGCCCGACTTCAAAACCCAGGAATGCCCCCGGGTCGCCATTCACGACACGACAGCCACCAAAGACAGCTGCGCTTCCGTCGGACTGGTATTGGGCATCCTGTCCCGTGAGGCTGTCAACTATGAACCAGGAAACGTATCGGCCGGGCCGCTGCCCATTCAGAACGCATGGTTTACGGACGGTACTCCGGTAAGTTCGGTTATCCCGGCAACGTTCGATACCCTCGGCTCGAAACAGCACCTGTTCATCCGGACGCGGGCCACGAAATCCGGATATTATTTCAACGACGGAGCTACGGCCGAAGACAGCACGATGTCGCTGTCCACCATCCCCGCCAACCGGGTGCTGAACAAGATATCAGATTATCTCCAGGAGTATCTGACGGATGTCATCGGCGCCACGCCGCCCCTCAATTCCCAGGGGAACGTGGACGACGGATACCTGGCTACGCTGGAGGAGAACTTCTACACCACCTATACCAACCCCATGATCGCCAACGGCGAAATCGCAGGTATATCGGTGAACATAACCAACGAAGGCGTGTTCTCTTCCACCCGCACGCTGAATGCGGCCGTATCCATTCTCCAGAGACCCGGAGTGGCCGAAATCAACGCAAACATCACATTCGTAACATCATTGTAATATGGACTATGGTAATTTAGTTGCGGGAAGCAACCAGTATCAGGTATTCATTTCCGCAGGGACAATTCCCATCCACGTGTTTACGACCGCCTCGGTGGTCGGCCGTTCCCTTTCACAGGACGCTACCAACATCTATGCGATCGGAACGAAAAAACCCATCGCCACCAAGGCCAACAACGAAACCAATGCCTTCAATATCTCCCTCCAAAGCGGAGAGGCAACAAGGATCATTCGTGCAGCCAAAGCGGTACTGGGCGACGGAAATATTCACGACTTCCGACAGATGCCCGAGAACACCAACATCACCGTCATCAATACGAGCGACGGAAGTGTTCAGAAGTTCATCGGATGCCGGTTCACCGAAGACAATATGTCCATCGAGCGTCAGAGCGTGGAAACCATCAACGAACTTTCGGGAACGTGTCTTGACTACAAATCAATCTAACCATGCAGATCAAACAGGATTACAAATACAAGGGTCCGGACGGCAAATTGCTGTCCGGCTCCCTTAATCTCGAATTTCGGGAGATAGACAGGTGCAGAACGAACGACCGGAAGTTGTTCTACAAGGCTATGAACGTTATGACGCTGACCACATCGGGCGAGGCTTCGTTCAACATGGCCGCCATTGAAAACATGGGGACAGACTTCATCGACGGTCTGGTAATCATGGATGAAGAGTTCGATAAAAGCGCGTTCGCATTGATGAAGGTAGATTTGATCGCCGTTTTCAAACTCAACTTACAGTTGTTCGAAAAGGTGATCGCCCCTTTTTTAACGGCGAACTTGTAGACATCGGAGTCGCATTCAAGGCCGCCTACGAACATAGCGACAAGGTTATTGATCAGTTCAGCAGGGAAAATCCCCTGTGGACTACCTACCTGTTGTTTGCCCGGATTTTCGGAATGAGCAGGGATGATTTCGAAAGGATGAGTACGGATGAAATGAGCGCCACATTGGCATACATCAAGGAGAACAAGCTGAACGAGAGGATATTATGATTAACTACGGTTTTAATATCAAAGTAGGAGGCAATGCAGCCGCTACGATGAACAAGTTGGTTGCATTGTCCAAGCAGTTGGATGCGGCATTCAAGAAGTGTTCCACCTCGACGGTGAAGAGCACTACGAATATTACCAAAGCCACGCAGAAAATGGGGGCTTCATTCTCAAAGCAGATAAAAGATATGCAAAAAGAGGCCGCCAAATTCAACACATCCATGTCTCAGATGTCCGCTTCTTTCACGAAAGCTCAAACATCAATGACAGAAATTGCATCTCGTACCGCCGCGTCCTTGCCTGTTAAAGTAAGGAAAGGATTTGGAGCATTCTATTCTGAGGCCGCTCGTGTATTCGGAGATACCAGAAGCAAATTGGGTCAAATATGGGGAGGGAATCCCGTTGCGGCTACCATGGGCAAACTGGGGCTTTCTATCGGTGCCGTCGATATTGGGCGCAGAATCATCTCAGCAGGAGGTAATGCAGAAGCGACACTGGCCCAACTCGAGTTCGCCCTGAAAGACCGGGGCAAAGCAGAGTACCTGAACAGCCAACTGAACGAGTTCGCAAAAAACGCACCTATTCCGATCTCTCAAATCAAACAACAGGCCGCTTTCCTCGCTCCTGTTTTCGGCGATCAAACATTCAAGTATTTCAAGCAACTGGGTGATGTCGTATCCGGTTCCGGCGGTGATTTCGGAAACATCGCGTACAATTTCTCCCAGATCAAATCCATGGGAAGAACTACCGGAATGGACTTGCGGCAGTTCGCCATGCAAAACATACCCATCTACCAGGAACTTGCAAAAGTAATTGGGAAGACCGAACAGGATGTAATCCAGCTTAGCAGCGAAGGAAAGATCACTTTCGACATGGTTGCAAAAGCCTTCAAGAATATGACCAAGGAAGGCGGGAAATACTATGGAGCAATGGAAGCCAAGGCCCATACATTTCAAGGGCAATGGCAGATCATCAGCAATAAAATGCAGTTGATATTCAGCAAGATATTCATCAAACTGCAACCGTATTTAAAACAGTTCAGCAACTGGATAGAGAAAATTATCGACGACTTCGATAACTGGTGGCCCAAAGTGAAAAAAATAGGGAAAACACTATTATGGACATTTGCAGGATATCAGATTACCACAGCACTTGCTAAATTCTATCAAAGTATAAAGGTTATCGGGGGAGCGCTAAAAGGCTTAAACGCCATATCTCTTAAACGATTAGATACAAGCCTACTATCAATCGGGAAAAGACTGGGGGTGATCGCAGCTGCGGCGGTTGGGTCGATTTACCTCATGAACATCGGGCATGGAAGCAACGCTAAAAACCGACCGTATTGGTCAATGAGTCTCGAAGACCTCAAAGCAGAACGAGACAGGTTACAAAACAGTAATGCCCCAAAGACTATTGAAGAAATCAACCAAATGTCACCTGCGGAAAAAGCCGCATACTATGCCAATATGCACCGCAATAAAGGGAATGACAATGCCAAGGAGATAGAAGAAATAAACAGAATAATATCCCAAAGGGAAGGTTTAGAAAAAGCGAAAAAAGACATCAACACAGCCATTACCGGAAATGGGGTTGAAGACATCAATAATTCCGTCGGGAATATCACCGGCGCAGGAAGCGCCGGCCTTTCCGGAATCTCTGGAAAACTTATCAAAATGGAATTCAATGCCCCCATCGCCCAAGTCACCGGTGGCGCCATGGACCAAAAGTACACTCCGCAGGACATTGCCCGGATCGCAGCCGATGAACTCGTATTGATTCTCAAACAAGTAGCCGTATCGTAAATTATGGGACTGGAAACAAAAATAAAAAAGATACTGAACTACATCGTAAGCTACGATGCGGAAGCGGTACCGAAGGTATCGGAACTTTCGGTGGCAGGGATGAGTATCCCGATGCCTTACGAGTTGTCGATAGATAATCAGAAAGTAATCACATCGGCCCAGATTCTCGACGGTGAAGAAGTATTTGTGCGCGTCGGGACCCGATCCCCGTCCATCCGGATAAGCGGTACCATGTACATCAATATCCCCACCATGAACTTCCGCGATCAGATCGCCCGAACGGACAGCGCCCTCAGTGGGGGTGACTATTACCGGGTGTATGTCAAAAACACACCGGAAGAACGAGGCCGAATACTTCTGGAGACCATCGAACTGTTCGATTACATATTCAACAAGGAGAAAGCGGTATTGAAAGTAGACAGTCTGATATTGAACAAGATGGGCATAACCGACATTCTCCCGGAGAGATGCAGGATTCAGCCCATCGTGGGAAATACAGGATTCACGTATGAAATCGAGGCCAAAGGGGTGAACAGGACGATAGATTCTTACAAACAGACGCTTTTCGTGTAACTTATGTACTTGATTCAGCACATACGGGTTTCTTTCGGCGCGAACTACGAAAACACACTCACGGAGGTGGTGAGTGTGGACATCGACAATTCGGCCGATTCGATCAGCGGCCGGTGTACGATCACCTGCCCGCTCAATGCCCGCATCGAAAATGCGAACGGACTGACGATGATCTCCCCCACCCGAACGTCATTCATCGCCGGCAGCAAGGTGAAGGTGGAAGCATGGTACGAAGGGTATCCCGAAAGGACATTATTCGAGGGATATGTGTATCAGTTCCGGGAAGGCGATCCCTGTACGATCGTATGCGAGGATGAAGCCTATCTGCTGCGCTTCGGCAAACTGAACTACACATGGACGAAAAAAGTGACGCTGCAGGAAATACTCCAATATGTATGTGACCAGGTTGGGGTAAAACTATCCTACAATCTTATCACCGCGACATTCGCTTCGTTCTACATACAGGATGCGTCTCCGCTCTACATTCTGGAGAGAATCCGCACCGACATGGGACTGGTATTGACCTTTGTGGGGAAAGAACTGGTGGCAACCGTCATCAGCACCACCAGGGGCGAGACGGTCGGTCTGAGCACGACAGTCAACGTGACCGGATGCGACATTCAGCAACCGGACAGTGTATGGAAAGATTTCCGGGTGGAAATCAGCATGAAAGATGACAAGGGGAAAATCACCAAACTCGACCCCATCGGCGAAATGGACGGAGAGTTGAGAACCTGCGAATTAACCGGAATGACAACGGAAGACGCCAAACAATGGGCAGAGAAAGTTATCATCCCCAACCTCCAGGCGGCCCAATACGAAGGCACCGTCACGCTCACCCTTTACCCTGAAGTGAAGGAATTCGGACTGGTGAGATATACGGACAAAAGCTATCCGGCCCGAAATGGCACCTACGTGGTAAAGCGTATCAATACCCGTCTCGATTCGGGCACGTCGGCCCAAACTCTGACTTTGGCTCAAATAGTAAACGACAATGCGTAACCTAAAAAACATAGAGGATGAAGCTGTAAGGCACATGGCACGCATTTTCCATTTTGCGGGCAGAAAGGGGTCTATTACGCAAGGGGAGATCGTCTCCGTAAACAAGGAAAACAATACGTGCATCGTGTCAATCGACGGTCAACAGTATGCCAACCTGCCCCTGAAGGTTTTCTATCAAGCCAGCAACTTTGTAGTCTACCCGAAAGTAGGGACCCCATGCGATGTGTTTTTCTACGAAGGGAATGTCCAGTCACCGTCCGTTCTCGATTTCCAGGATGCCGAAAGTATCATGGTCTCCGGGCAGACGGCTATCGACATTTCAGCTGACCAGATCACGCTGAACGGAGGACAGAACGGAGGTTTGGTAATGATAAACGAACTGACGCAAAAACTGAACGACCTGGTGACGGCCTTCAATGCCCACACCCATGCGGTAGCCACCACCGGGACAGCCACCGAGCAGACAGGAACGGCAGCCCCGACAACAAACACTGCAAATCCCTTCGTGGCGAGCGATTATGAAAACAATAAAATAACGCAATGATCGACTTACGATTCAACCCGCAGGAGCGGGACATATTTATAGAAGACGGAGACTTTCTTCTGGGAACCGATGAATCCACCGGTTACCAGAACGGATTTATTTTGGCCGGATGCCCGATGGCTTCCCCGATATATCCCTCCACGGGGCTGTCTCTGGTGGACGCGATAGGAACACCCGACCTCGAAAGCACGCTAATCCGTTGGCAGAACACAGTCTATGCGGATGGTGCCACAAGCGCAGATTACCAGATCATAAACAACCAGGATGTAACACTTCAAGCAGAATACTAAAATGGACATTTTCAATCAGATCATAGGCTACCTCAAAACGACGCTGTCTCAGCTTACCAACACGTCGGCAGCCTCCGTGTATCAGCGCATGGTTGTCGCATTTTCTTCGGTGGTGAACACCGTACTGACCGAAATAAAAAACACCGCATCCCTAATTGAGGAATATATCGAGCAAAACCGCTTCGGCTCTTCCCAATATTACATCAAGGCGGCCCGTGCCTTTCAGTATGGAGACAGTCTCCAGTTCGACGAGTATTACAAACCCTATTATGCTCAGATCGACACATCCAAACAAATAGTAGCGCAGGCAGCTCTCGACATTCTCGAATCGACCATCAAAATCGGAGGACAGGACTACCTCATTCAGACATTGACACTGAAAGTCGCGCGGAGAGATAAATTCGGACAGTTAGCCAAACTGAACAGCAATCAATTACAGGCATTCCAAGTCTACATGCAAAATTTTTTGGTTCCAGGCATTCCCATATCTATAAAATCTCTGGATGCCAACACCATTAAATTCAGCAGTATGGTATGTACCTATTCACCCGAATTCTATCTGTCCACCATTCAGAGCGAAGTGCAGGCGGCCATGATTGCATTCCGGGATCAAAGCTCATTCAACAGCACGTTCTACACGAACCATCTCGAACAATATGTCCGCTCGAACGTGGTAGGAGTTATTGATTTCTGGCTGGACGGAGCGCAGATAAAAATAGACGATGAATGGCAGTCATTCGACCAGAAGGTCGTAATGCCTGCCGGATACTTCAATTACGAAGACGATTACAAAATCGACTATGTTTCGGGAAATTAACATTAGGAAACTGTGTATGCTCTGGTGCCGTCAATACTGGAGCATCACCGGACAAGGAAAATTGTCCGTGCTATACATCTTTGTATTTACTTGCCTGGCGCCCTTCATCAAAGCATGGAAGGCATTTTCGACGCAACGCGATAAAAGCAGGATGCTCGCAAAATTGCCGTGGACCTATGGAAGTGCGGTTCAGTATCTGCAAAACACATATTCAAAGGACATTCAGTTCATCGAAGAATCGTTGAGCAACTACATTTATCTGTCCTCAGCAACAGAGAATGAACCCGTATGGATCGCGTCTGACCCGACAAACGTCCAATGGCTCCCCTCCATTGCCGGGAAGGAAATATCCATCCGGATTCTGTTGATATACGTCCATCAATCCTTTGTTTCCCAAACCGAGCTGTACAATTCATTCATTGCAGACATCACTATGCTAATACCTAAAGGTATAAACTATAAAATCATCACCCAATGAAGCGTTATAAAATAAACGACAACCACAAAACATCGTTTTTTCAGAACGATGTAGCGCAGAATGCCGACAACTCGATGGAAGTGGTCGAAGCTCTCTCCGGAAACATCAACTTTGCCATCGTTAGCGGCATGGAATGGCAGCAGGAAGCCTCCCAATACTCCTCCGGGACAGTTATTATGGAAGGTATATTGAGAAGCGTCCCGGCAGGAGCAACCCGGTCGAGCTATCTCAGTGCTGTCGATCAGGACGTAGACAACCGGATGACCGAAGACGGCGTCCCTCAGCCTGCATATACTGAATTCACTACCCAAATCAGTTCCACGGATACAGGATTCCCGATCCTGTCGGAAGAAAATGTCGCAAAGTATCGAGGATACGTCGGGGCAGATCAGATCATTCCCGAATCTGTGGATGATACAAAACTGTCCAGCGCCGTGAATCAGACTATCGCAAATAAGGTGGACAAAGAGGCAGGCAAGGGCCTTTCGTCAAACGACTTTACGGACGAGGACAAACAAGCCCTTACCGATCTGGTCAACGTCATCCATACTCCCGTAGGATCGGTTCAGGCTTTTGCCGGACTGAAAGATAAAATCCCATCGGGATGGTTACTGTGTGACGGTTCCCCCGTGCTAAGAACATCATATCCGGAATTGTTCGATGTCATCGGCACCATATACGGATACACCAACTCTTCGAATTTCCTATTGCCCGACTTGCGTGGCGAATTCATTCGGGGATTCAGCGACGGAAAGTCCGGTGTAGATACAGGGCGCACCTACGGTTCAGCTCAAACGGACGCTCTCCAAGAGTTTGGTGGTTATATGAGTGATGCCTGTCCGGCTTACTCCAGTTTTGGTGGTATTTTTAAATATAAAACCAGTGCATGGGGTAATGGTAATACGACAGGCGGTGATAATGTCTATCGCAATAGCGTGCAAATTGATTTAGATGCGGCAGGTATTCGAACAGCCAACGAAACCCGTCCCCGTAACATTGCCATGAACTATATTATCAAAGCCAAATCGACGTTATGACCTATACAGTTCGTGCCGGAGAGACTATTCTGGACGTAAGTGTAAACAGCACCGGTTCTCCGCTCAATATCGAAAAGATATTGGACGCGAACAACATTGACACCTGGACGCCCGACCTGGTGGCAGGAACAGCTCTGATAATTCCCGACAATGTAGATTTGCAGACCAACAATCTTCGGGAATTGGCCGAATACCCCATCAGTGATTCCGGCTTCATGTCAAAAGAGGAATTTGACGCACTGACATCCGTCCTTGAAAATCTCATAATCAATTAAGATATGGATGATTTCGTATTGTATAAAGGCGACGATGTCGGCATAGCCGGCAGGGTTGATTTCTCCGAGGAGGACACTTCGCAGAGCCTGGATGACTTCGACATTGTGCTGATGCTCTCCACGGCCGTACAAGGCCGGAAGATACTGACTTACACCGAAGCGGACAAAGGAGACGTGCAGATCGAACGGAAAGAGGGAAATCAGTTCGCCATAAACATATCCCACACACTCACCGCACAGCTTTCCCAGGGAGAGCTTGTAGTAAGTGTTGCATTGATAAACAAGGCTTCCGGGATTGTCTCTCAAGCACAACAGAAAACGATTCTCGTGTCGGAAACAAGATTGATCGGCGTACTATGAAAATGACAATTACCTTTCAGAAAGACACTCTGAATATCATTCCACAGGACACCCCACAGGTTTCCCGAGACTTCGTCTTCACCTTAGCCAACCGGATCGGGTTAGACGGAGATACTCCGACTATCGGGGAGAACGGGAACTGGTGGATCGGGGGAGAAGATACGGGCGTGGAGGCACAGGGTCCACAGGGAGAACAGGGGCCACAAGGCGATCCGTTTACTTACGGGGATTTCACGCCGGAACAAATAGCAGAACTCCAAAAGCCGGCCACGGAAGCCGCCGGAAGAGCTGATGCGGCGGCAGCGTCGGCCAATGAATCCGCCGCGAAAGCGAACGGGGCAGCGGAGGCAGCGGACGAGGCCCGCGAAGGCATCCAATCCGATCTGGCGAAAAAGGCGGACAAGGTAGTTCCGACAGCCTCGGGGAACCTTGCGGGCCTGACGGGGGAAGGGAACCTGGCGGACAGTGGGATCGCCCCGGGGAGCGTTGCCCGGCTGGACGGGGAGGGCGAGCTGCTGGCGGATCAGATATCCCCGTTGCAGGGGCGTCAGACGGGTGTAAGAACAGCGGAAGGTTATTTCAGTTCAGCAGCTCCGGAACTGCTGTTCGAAGGTGACCGGAGTGTAGAAGTGCTTTTCCGGGCACCGGACAGCATATTGGGATTTATGACGATTTATAACTCCGTATCCAATGCGGTGACCGGAGTGCTGATCCGCTTGTCTGCGGTTACGAAGGGAATATCCGTTGTGGTGGGGAACGTGAGTTTCCCGGCCTTTCCGTTTGAGTTCGGTGCGGAATACCATGTTGTGGCTACTGTTTCCGGACAGAGTTGCAGAATGTATGTGAACGGAGTGCTGCATGGAAGCATAACGCCCTCTTCGGTTGCGGTTTCCGATGTTTTTTTGGTGGGAAGTTACAACACTTCCGAATCGGGAAACGGTTTGTTTACCGGAGTTATCCGTCACGTCCGCCTGTACAATTACGCCCTATCGGAGGGTGAGGCGGAGGAGTTGTGGAACGAGGGGAGACCGGGGGGGTATGTGGTTCCGGAGGAGATGCAAGGGTTTGATCCGGATCATAATTATTCCTTCATGTCTCCCATGACGTTGGATGGTTGGAGTACCCCGGATGGGACTGATATACCTCCGGTAATCGAGGATGGTGCGATAAAATGCGCGTTCAATGCCACAGCCGTGGCATCCTATAAAAACGGCATATTTCGAAATTTGGGAGCTTTTACAAGAAACAAGAAGGTTGTTCTTACAGTAAAATTAAAGTCTTCAGTCCCTGGGAATAGGTGTACTTTCGGAATAACAGGGAATAATGGGGCCAGCATGTACGCCGCCACTCCGGTTGCACTTAGCGCAGACTGGCAGGAATTTACGGTAGAGGCAGTAAACAACTTTGCCGCAATTCTTGACAGTATCGTTTTTTATTCGAGGTTCAATACCGCTCAGGAAGGCTTTTACTACGTTAAAGACGTTGTGGTGAAGGAGGTGGGCTGTATCGCCGAGTACCTTCCCTGCGGCCTGCTTCCGGACCGGTGGCGGGGCACGTCGGGCAAGGGCCTCGACCTTATGGCAACCGGCTCTCCGGTCCTGAGCTATCAGCCACTCCCCGACCAGCGGGAAGTCGTGATCGACACGGGGGTGTTCTATACGGATATAGCCTCGGGAGTGGCGGGCAAGAGTATAGCGGCTCCGGACGGTTATGCCATTACGCGCATATCGGTGTGGAATGGAAATGCAGGAGCATTGTCCGCTGTATCTGCTTCACTGAACGGAAGTGTTTTGTTTTCCGACAAGAGCGTAACAACAGCATCTCCGTTGTTGGTAGTTCCAACGGATGGACTGGAGTACCGGAAAACAGCAAATACACTTGTATTGAATGCCACGGGAAATACAACCGAAGGGGGTATGCGCATTAAGGTATTTTGTAGATGGATCGGATTTTAAAACGTAGAGTGATATGAGAAAGAAGATAGAGTTTCCGCCGTATGAGGAGGCGGAGGTAAAAGAGATTTACGAGGACGGGAGCATTCTTTGCGACCTGTACGGGGGAAAGACTGTCGGTGAGGTGGGGTCGGAGATATGGGCCTATATGGATACAGACATTGTCTTTCCGGCGGATTCGGAGATCATGTCGCTGACCGAAGAGGAAAAGACAAAATTTTTCGAAGAACAAAAAATGTTGGATGATGAAACGGCTGTTTGACAGATTCCGGAGGTGGCTGACGGCCATTCCCCAGGACAAGCTGTGGCACGTGATAGCGGGATTGGTGATCGGTGCCTTCTTCGCCATCGTGCTGCCGATGGAGGCTCCGGTGGTGCCAGTGATCTTTGCCGGGGCGATCAAGGAGTTTGTGGATGACTGGAAGCACGGTAATGCAGACTGGCGTGATTTTGTGGCTACGGTCGCCGGAGGAGGGGTGATTCAGGTAATGGTGTGGGTCGGGTAATGTTATGGAATATTTACCTGCGATCATCAGCGCCCTGGGAACCATCATTGCCGCATGGTTTGCTTACAATCAGTACAGCAAGAACAAGTTGACGGACCTGAAGATCGAAAAATTCAAAAAGGAAGAGGAGATCAAGAGTATCCGCCGTGCCGACAACTCATCCATCGTGTATGGCGAGTTATGGAACGTCCTGCATGAACTGGATGCCGACCGGGTTTATGTCGTCCAGCCGCATCCGCTGGGTAACGAAAGCCTGCTGTCCATCTATTACGAGGTGAAGCGCAAAGGAGTTGAGCCCATGAAACCCCACGTGCAGAACCTCCCAATTTCGGAGGTGGCCAAGTTCAGCAGTGACCTCGTGCGGAACCTCTTTCTGTACATCACGGACATCGACGGCCAGGTGGAGGATAAATATGCGAAATCGATCCTTTCGAGCTACGGATGCCAGGCTGCCATCATCAAACGGCTCAACGACAACCGCCATGACTGGATCGGCAGCATTTTCTGCGAGTTCACCCGTCCGATATCTGTATCGGAGGATAGTGCTCGGGAGATCATGCATGCGGCGGCTATGAACATCCAGTATCTGTTGCCTGAATATAAATAACTCTATATGTATGGGAAAGTATTTCAGTATAGGTGAATTGACCCGTTCATCCGTGGCCCGGCGGGAGGGGATCGACAACACGCCGCCGCCGGATGCGGAGATTAGGTTGAATCAGTTGATCGACTGCCTGCTCGACATAGTCAGGGAAATGTGGGGCGGTCCGATTACAGTGACCAGCGGTTTCCGATCGCCACGTCTGAATGAAGCGGTGGGAGGGGTTCCCTCGTCCCAGCACGTAAAGGGCGAGGCGGCCGACATTACGGTCGGCAATCCGGAGGATAACCGCAAGTTGTTCGAACTGATCCGCACTTCGGGGTTGGCGTTCGACCAGCTGATCGACGAAAGGAATTACACTTGGCTGCATGTCTCGTATTCTGACAATAACCGGAAACAAATCCTGCATCTGAAATGAAAACAGCGATTCCCGTAGTTGCAGCAGTCTTTTTTTGCCTGGGATTCTTTCTCCTGGGGCGGCGATATGAGCGGAATCGGCCGTTGGAGTTACCGGTGCCGGATACGGTAATCCGTGTCGATACGATTCGTGATACGGTACCTGTTCCCCGAAAGGTATATGTGGCTCGGATAGACACCTGTTGGTTACGCTCAGCAGCTGATACAGTCTATGTTTCAGATACTGTCCGGGTACTCGTTCCCATTGAACGGAAGGAATACGAAACGGAGGAGTACAGGGCTGTTGTGGAAGGATGGCATCCGACGCTGGTGGAAATGGAGGTCTATCCCAAGACGAAAACGGTCACGCGGTACATGACCCGTGAAACGGTCAGGAAAACCCGCTGGGGAATCGGCGTGCAGGCCGGATATGGGATAACCGATCGCGGGTCATCCCCCTACTTGGGTATCGGAGTGCAATACAATCTATTTTCGTGGTAGTTTACAACACATTACGTGATTCTCTCGTATGAGCTAACAACTGTTGCCATTCTTTGATGGTCTCTTGATTTTCACGTAAAAAGTTATTCCACGAATCAGCATAAATCATCGTTTCTCCGAGCATAAATACAGATTTTATCTTCCGGTGTCGAATTAGACCCCACACTTTTATTTCCGCTATTTTAGCATTTTGAGCTGCTTGTTTTAACGAAATTACATTTCTTTTTTCCATCTAATTGTATATTAAAAAAGAAACCATTATATTTGTAATGGCCTTTCAGATTTGCCGCCCGTCCTGATCGGCTTTTCTTTTATCTTTCATCTTACCCCTGCCCTATGTGTATAGGGCAGGGGTAAATATTTAGGCGGCCTTCGATAAAAACTTATCCACGAAGTATATCTGACCCTTACCAGTAACCTTTGTTGTCGTAGTTACGAGTACGGAGCCGTCGGGTTTGGTGATGGAAGTCTTCTTGACCTCGAACAATCCCATCTCCATAGCCCGTTGTGTCGGTTGATTGTAATATTCCCCTTTCGAACACAGATAACCGTTTTTTCGCAGCCAATCGAACAGACGGTTCTGTCCGATATTCACACCGTTCTGTTGGAGAATTTTTGCCAGTTCAGCCACAAGACACGACCGGTCAGAAGTAGCCACCGCATCGGCAAACCTCGCTTTAGGTTTCATCGCTTCGATTTGTTTCTGCTGAGCCTCCATTCGTTCTGCTTGTTCAGCAGCCAAGCGCAATGCTTCGGAGAAGTTTTGCGGAATCTGAAAACCTCCGGCAGCCCGCTCTCGTTCCAACTCCTCCCAACGTATTACCAACTTTGCCCGGGCTTCGTCGTTGAACTTCGTGGCCACGTACAGACACTCGGTTTTATTTAGTTGGTACATAGGCAAGCTGCGGCCCGTGCTGTCCTTGTATTCACTGAGCGCAAAATTGCGTTGAGTAGTTTTCACCCATGCTTCTTCCATATTTCTAATGGATCGCATCACATCGGCATGTCTCATGCCAGTCACCTCTGCAATCTGCAACGAGGTCATCGTATCCAAATTCGATTTAATAATGTCGTTCATGATTGTATGGTTTTAGATATTTTTCATAACAAGATTCATTCGTTCGGCCAATGTAGTCGAACATGAATGTTTACTCCGTGAGAATTTTATGAACTCTTCTAAAAGCCCATTGGATAAAATGAAGTCATAGGCTTGATTTTTAGCCTGCACCTCAATGAGAAACTTTGAGTAAATGGATTTGCCCGTGTCGTGGGCTCTACGGTTTGATCTGGGTGTATCTTTCCCATTCAAACATTCTACTGGAATTTTGGACATTTGAAAGGAATGTTTGTTTGGCAGAAACAAAAAGGGGCTCTGCCTTTCCCTTTGTCCTACACTCCAGCAGAGCAGTCGAGCCATTAAGCACCGACAAGGGGGTACAGAGCCTTGTATAGTTGTAGCATAGGTATAAAAAATACCCGCTACACGCAGGCAGAATACTATTCTGCTGGATATGTAGGACGCTACAAATATACAATTATTTTTCATCTTTCCGAATCATTTTGACCGAGGGATGGTTATTTATGCTCAATCGGTCGCCAGCCGACGACTTCCAGCCCTGGCCAGTTGTCAATGTCTACATTCCATCCCATCTCGCCGAGCTCTCTACCATACCATCCTCCGGTAATCAATCGTGCGCCATTAGGTAGCTGAGTGCATACTATCACGCGCATACTGTTCTCCGGCAACTCATCCTCTACCGGAATCCACCGCTCGGCCCACTTGACACCGAGAAGAAAAGACGCACCCATTTCAATGGTTGCTCCCTCGTCGAAATAAGTTGATTTACTTTCGGCATACTCACGTGCCGCTTGCTCGGCTGTTTTCATACCTTCATCTTTTTGAAGTGTTCGACAATCTCTTCGGCCTCGACGCGAACAAAGCACGGGGTCGTGAAGTTCATCGCTCGGTCAGTTTTTCGACAAAAAGTAGTTTTGTAGCACATTTATCAGGGTCTAATGCGCAGACCCCCGTTTCATAGCATGAACATTCGCTGCAATACGCTTGAATCGCTTTATCCCGCATCCTCGCCTCGGCATCCTGCTCGGCAAGTTCGACGGCTTTACGAGCATCTTGTGGCCATATCATCCATTCCGTCTCTCCCGTTTCCCAATTTATCTCAACTTGCTCTCGGTTATTTTTCAGAAACTCTTTTGCTCTTTCGCTTTTCATTGCTCACCTCCTTTCAGCAATTCGGGGTTGTCGTAGATGTTGCCGATGACTTCACAACACTGGGAAAGCCATGATGCGTTCTGCATTTCAGCAATGGAAGAATACGGATATACCGGCGCTCTATGATCATAGCCGAACGACACAGGATTATCCTCGAATGCAAGGCCGCCGGGAACTCGAAAGACAGACCGTACAATTCCGCTGCTATCTTCTTTGAATATGTCTCCCTCCCAAATCTCCGTGCCGTTCTTGTCTTTCAGTCCTGTGTACTGGCCGACGGTGGCCGGATCGACATCTACCCATACATAGTCGGGATCGTATGGTGAGTTGGTTATAATTAAAGCCTTACCCGCATCGTACGTGTTTGGAGCATATGATCCGTACACCCACTCCCCATTGTCGAGGCGCTTCCCTCTGAATTTGATTTCCCTTGTCATAACAGCCTTTTCCGCTTTAACCGTTTTACAAAATTCTTCACATTGAGCGCCTGGTCATAATAGCAATCCTTCTCTACCGTTACCCGCGTGCGATAGATTGGCGCGCCGCTCATCACATCCATACTGACCTCCCGGGTTATCCTGGCTGGCTTGATCTCGCCGGTAACTCGATTATAAGAGAAGAGCGTGTGACCCGGAACACGTCTTTGGCTCCCGATCAACCGATATTCCTGTTGTTCCTTCTCCAACTTCTCGATACATGTCCCGCGACAGCATTCCGGTCCGATTGGTTCTGGTATAATCTTCATATCTTTTTCATCGCTTTTCAATATTTTCTATCGTCTCGAATATCTTCAATGCTACCTGCGGAACTATTGCGTTGCCGTAGGCTTTAATCGATTCTTTTCTCCACCTTGAAAAGGAAATACCGTCCAGTCCGAAGGGAATCCCATCATCTCGGCCACGAACAGGGGATTGAGTTGGGAACTCATCCCACTGACCGCAAACTGGTTGGCAAGGTCGTCCGCTTTGGGTTTGAAACGACCTCTTGCTTTCAATGCTTCGATACTGCTTGCGCCCTTGTAATTCCGTGACGCTGGTGTCGGCAACAATCCCATTTTTGCAGCCAATGCAATAGTCGGACGAGCTTTCGCATTCTTTGACAAGCTGCGGTTCATACGACCGCTTCCCGCATCTATCGATACAGGTGTCGGAAGTAACCCCAACGGGTGAAATACCGTCTTGCCACGACTGTCGCACATTTTCAGCCCTTGTGTCTGTGCAGTAGGCAACAAACCAAACCCTGTCCCGTCGGTGGGGAGCGCCGACACCGCAAGCTGGAAGTATATACGGTTGTACCTCGTACCCTTCAGCTTCCAGGTCAGCGCACACCTGCTCGAACACCAGTCCTTCCGACCAATTAACAATTCCGGGAACGTTCTCGCCCACGACCCAGCGGGGACGAACCTCGCGTATCGCTCTAAGCATTTCGGGCCACAGGTAGCGGTCGTCATCCGTCCCCCTGCGTTTCCCTGCCTGGCTGAACGGCTGGCAGGGAAATCCGCCAGTAAGGACGTCGATCCGTCCTCTCCAAACAGAGAAATCTGTCGTGCGTATATCCGAGTATTGTTCTGCATCCGGAAAGTGGTATTTGAGTATCGTTCTACAAAAAGGGTTTATCTCACAGTTGAACAGGTTCGACCATCCCGCCCATTCCGCAGCCAGGTCGAAACCGCCTATCCCGCTGAATACGCTCCCATGGGTCATTCCACACTCTCCTTTCCCTTTTCGATGATTTTGGCATAGCTGCCCCTGTTCGTCTCCCCGACATGAATAATCCCCTCGTATTTCAATCTCTCGATCTCGGTGTACATCTCGCTCCAGCTGCCCGGCAAAAGTGCGTATATCTCGCTGAAAAGGGCCAATTCGGGCCGCTGCCTGTTCTCCCTCTTACCGTCGACAATACGGCGGATCGCTTCAAGCACCGTCATAGCTTCTTGTCGATAAGGATTGCAAGACGCCGCATCTTCGACTGGTGGGGCTTCCTGTTCGCTATATTCTCCGCAAACTGAAGCACGGCCGTCTGGGTCAGCTCCGCCTCCTCCTGCGTCATTACCACATGAATCTCCTTGATTCCCTTTTCGTTCTCTGAACTTGTCACTTTCATAATTCATTGATTTAATGTCGTTAATACTCGTAAGAGCTATATCTCATCCGGAATATTATACCGCACCTTGTCCACTTTCAGCACCCAGCCCGGCCTTTTGACCCCGCTGATGCGTATCGGGACATAGTCGTTCGTACTGCCTCCATTCCGGGACACTTCGTCGACCATTGCAGCATAGGTCATAATCCGGCATTTCACGTCTATACTCAGGATATCTGCAATAGTCAGCCGTTTGTATGTGAACGTGTCCAGCACACGATTAAGGGCATACTCCAGACGTTTGTCGCTCATTTCGGTTTTGCTGATACGCTCGGCGAGGATAGAGAAAAACTCATCCTTCATGTCCGGAAAACAGACCGCCAGTTTGTGTACTGCCGCAGCTATGTGTGACGCGGAGGCCGGCGGGCCGTCAAACACGGAGACCTCCTTACTCCCACTCTTGGCGAGTGTGAGCGCGAGAGATTCCCTCGGCGACGGCTCTGGCGAGCGAATCACGGCTTGGGGATTGATTTTCTGAATTTCGTGCATAGTTGTCCGTTGTTAAAGCGAATATACCGGCCCAATTGTTTGACATCGATTGCTCGATGATACGTCTGGCCGTTTCAGCCGAATGAGACGACAGGTCAAGCAGGCGGCTGTAAAAAGCATCGAATCCTCTCTGCCGATAGGTCTGTCCGCGCTCAGACTTGTAGGCAAGCCAATCCGCCACGATGGGTTGGAACGAAGGTTCGACAGACGACAAGTCGATGTTTTTTCTTTTTGGCGCAACTTTTTCTTTTTTCGGTCCGGATGTTTGTCGGGAAGTTCCTGAATCGGAAGAATCCAATTTTCCCCCTGGGGGGATTATAGGGGGATTATTTTTTATTTCTTTTTCTTTTCTTTCCTTTGTGGGGTTTTTGCATACATTAACTGAGTTATTGTCGACATTAACCGGGTTATTGTATACATTAACCAACAAATAAGGAAAATCAGAAGTTCTTTTTCTTCTTTTGACAATCTCGAAATAGCGTCTCTGAATACCTTTACTCGTAAGCACCTTGACCGAATCGAACAGGTTCTTGTCAAAGAATCCCCATAAGACCAAGCGGTTCACTATTCTTTCAATTAATTCGGAGGATATACCGGGAAGCAGTTTAAGAAGTTTATATTTCAGCAAATCATTCCACAGTATGAAATAACCGTTACGGTATATCGCACAAAGCAGTTTTATTGCCGTCATTTCTCCTTTTATGCCGAATTCCCCGGATATTGCTATAATTTTCTCATCGTCAAAAAAATCAATATCGAAAGGAAAATAATCCAGCCCTTCTTTTTCAGGTCTCGCCATTTTTCATATTATCCGTTTTTAGTTAAAATCTTCACCAGATCGGCCCTCATCCGGAGCCAGTGGTCCGTGGCGACACGGATCGCCTCCTTCATCGCCGCAATGTAATCCTCGTCGCGGCCTACTCGCAGTATCTTCAGCCGCAGGGCCGGATTCGTACACCGGGGATCGTAGCTCACGAAATCGCACCAACGGCGGCCCGTAACCAGCAGGTTCCCCTGTATCTGGCCGTAATACTCCGGTTTCAGTTCCTTCAATTCCACGGGGCTCCCCAGAAGCAGGTACTTCACATGGTTGGCGGTCCTGAACGGGCATTTGATCTCGATAATCCCATCCTCTCCCGCCAGACCGTCCGGGCTTCCCCCGAAATACCGCGATCCATCCCACAGGAAAAAGCCGCACTCCTCGACCGGAATACCCGTCCGATCCACATACATCGCCCGGGCTTCCGATTCGTGTTCATGGCCCCACACGATGTCCTCCTTCGACTCCAGCGGGTCGGGGCTATCCACCGGTTCGGTGACGTCTTCGGCCAGCTTCTCGTAGATATAGGACAGGGCGGTCTTCTGGAGTTCCCCCGGCCGGGCCCGGGGACCCGGAATGAGCTTCGACACCTCGCTCGAGGTGAAGTGCTGCCAACGGGCCACGTACCACCCGAAGGTACCCTGCGGCACCGTGTTCACTGCTTCCGATTCCATAGTACCCTAATTTTTCCCCGCATCGAACAGTGTGGCGGAGGATTCTTCCGTTTTCTGTTGCGGGCCGTTCTCCAGACCTTCGGAGATCACCTCGGCCTCCTCGGCCGTGATCTGACCCCGAAGAAGCGCCGCATTCACGTCTTCCGGCGTCCGGATCGAATCCTTGTCGAACTCTGGAAGCAAAGACCCAGAATCGCCGTTGTCGACATACCGGGCCGTGTTGTCGCCCATAACGGCCTGATCCGACAGAACGGCATCACGCATCTCCACCGACATCGGAGCATACTTCGACAGAAGCAGTTTCAGTACCGTTTTCCGGGCCATCGCGTCGAAATCGGTCGTCCACTTGCTCGAATTGCGGATGTAATCCCTGCCCGACCCGTACGTCTGGCTGTACCTTTTCGCGTGGGCGTCAATCTGTTCCACACTCATGTACAGCATCTTCTCAAAACCGTTCGTCAGCCGGAAATAGGCCACATAACCGACGGTCTTCAATCCCTCTCGGTCCTCGGCCCGGCGGAAAGTCATTTCACCCGTCAAAATATCTTCGCCCGTAATTTCACCTTCCCGGATTTCCGTCACGTTCAGCAGTTTGAACTGCCCGCTGCGGATAGCAAGCTGCACGAAGCCCTTATAGCCGATCTGGAACTGGGCCTCCGTCTTTCCGGCACTGTTGTTCCGGTAGGGAATCACGTACGCGAAACCCAGATTCGGGTCCAGCGGCAAATCCAGGGCCGTGGCCTTGATCCCCGCGTGCATCAGGCTAACCGGATCGCACTCCTGAAGTTTCACGTTGTTCGTCACCAGCGCCGTCAGGTTATTCACGAAGCTGTTCTTCTTTTCACCCAGCACGCTCAGCAGGTATTCCTGTGTCCGTGAATTGGTGATCGTGCTGTTGAAGCGCATCAGACCGCTCTGCGGCCTCTGATTCTCTGTTCCCATGTCTTTTCGGTTTTATTGGTTCTTTATTCTTTAATTCTGATCTGCCCTGGACTATTGATTACATTAGTATCAATAATAACGCAATGCTCATAACAAGAGACAGTGACGAAGCAAACAGGATGATTCGGCTACATGTCAGTAACTGTTTATTCAGCCGGTTCATTTCTTTGATATACTCTTTTGTGTTCATAGGTCTTTGATTTCACTATTATATTTGTCTGGGGATAAGGCAGGGGTCGAACCTGCATTTGTGTCTGTATGGTCTATGCACAATTCCTATTAGGAGCGTCTGCCATTCCGCCACTTATCCCGTATTATCATTTCACCTCTTTAAATTCTCCGTTTACAAGCATATAGAACGTATCTTCTTTTATTTTTACTCCATCTACTTTCCGGCATTGCACATCAATCAATTCGCCGTAGCCGTTCTTTTCGCCCAAAACCAGCCAACACCCCTTACTTCCTTTGGCTTTTGATTGATATCCGATAGCTATCGCCACAGATTGTTTGCCGGATACTATCGCAGCAGAACAATCACCTGTGTTGGTTGCAGCAGAACGATAACCTGTGTTGGTCGCAGCAGAACAATCACCTGTGTTGGTTGCAGCAGAACGATAACCTGTGTTGGTCGCAGCAGAACAATCACCTGTGTTGGTTGCAGCAGAACGATAACCTGTGTTGGTCGCAGCAGAACAATCACCTGTGTTGGTTGCAGCAGAACGATAACCTGTGTTGGT